AACGATACCTATGGCGCTTTATATAATAAATATATGTCTGTTAGGTCAGACCCATTTTACCCCTACGGGGAAAAATTGGGGATGTGGAATGCGTTAAATTCGCAATGGGGTTGGTTGCAAGACCCGCAAAACTACTACACGCCAGATGTAGTGACGGCGGCAGAAACTGCATACAAAGCCACAAAAGATGAAGCACAGCCATACATCAACAGCATTGCTTCGCTGAAAGATCAGGGCTGGGATAACCTTGCACAGCAAAAAGAAGCCGCCGCCGCCGGGTACACAACACCTGAAGCCTACGACACATATTTGACGGATAAAAAAGCCGCAGAAGAGGCATCCGCAAAACAAGCATCATTCTTTTCTTTTAGCGGTTCATATGCGTTGTATGCATCTTGGACTTTTTGCTCATACTGATTTAAAGCCGCAATATCTTCCGTGCTACCTTGATCAAGGACAAAGTTGTTGACAGCATTCTGCTGATTCAAGTCTTTGTACCCCATGTTTTTGGCGGCGTCATTCAATCCCTTTACGGTGGCATCAAATCCTTGATTGAACAGTTGATAAGCGGCGTTGCTATCTTTATTGAAGGCAGTCTTGAAAGCGTTAACAGTAGCGCTCTGCTCTGCTTTGCTCAAGCCATCAAACCCAGGCATTTGTTCGAATGCCTTATTCAAAGCTTCGCTGGTCAATGCGCCAGTGACAATCTGAGCACCGTTAATATCGGTGCTCCCCTTACGGGCGGCAGTGGCAAATATATTTCTGGCAATGTTTCCTGCTGTTGCGCCAACTTGGGCCGATCCTGCCGCCCCTGATGCGCCTGTGCCAGTAAATACTTCGCCTGTAGTGATGTCTGTTTGTGGGCCAACTCCGGTTACATTGTTTGCAACCATTTCGCCGCCAGCCGAAATTAAATAAGCCTTTGCCCCTTCAGTAAGCCATTCTTCCGGACTACTGTTTTTGCTGGTAATTGCCGCAGTCGCATTGATATATGGAATCAGATAAACCTGACCCGTGGCCACTGCCGCTGTAATTGCAATCCATTTGGCTGGATCACGGGCCATATCTTGGCCAATGTTGTTGACAACTTTGCCAGCTACGGAGTCAGGGTTGTATGGATTTAGAGCGCCCAGGTCTTTGGTCAGTTGACCAACCGCCGACTGTGAATTGAGCGGATTTAAGCCGCCAGCGCCGGGAAGCCAAACTGTTTGGCTACTTTGGAATGGATTGTCTACGCCAGGGACAAGTGAGCCGCCTTCTTGCCCAAGTAATTGTTGCAAAATTCCCATATTTATCCCTCAAGCACCATGATTCCACACATGNCCATGGCCCAGTCCTGCCAATCGGTGAACATGTGGTGATCGGGTATTGCTGATTGAACGAAGAATCCAATCCCGTTGATGCCATCGACCCAATCGCGCCATAGCTCCTCGGGCACACTTCCAATCTGCTGGGGTGAAAATAGCTCCTCCATCAGCTTGGAATACTGAGTCCAGGTCATTCCCCTGGGATCGTAGGTGATCATGGGTTGCCCGTTCCCCGGACATCGCCGGTTTCCAATGACAACAAGATACGACCGGCAAAGTAATTGCCGTTTTGGGTGTTGCTTCCAAAGCGCAAACGCATCTCACGGCGTTGCTCACGCATGTCCACCTTCAGTGTGGTGTCGTCAAAATAGTATGGATCAGACGGCTGGTCTGTGTCGTCAGCATAGCCCTTGCCAGTGACTATGAGGTACATCTGCTGGGCCTGCACAAAGTCAGGCTCAACCCGCTCACAGCGTGTCCACAGGTTATCCCCAGCCCCTTGGTTGGAGCCGACCAAGCCGGTCATGGCACCCAGCGTGGGGGTTTCAAAGAACGAGTCAATGGCGTTCACCGTGTTGAGGTAGATCTGGTTGGTGCCGGTTTCATGTTGCCACATGGTGTATCCGCCAGTGCTGTTGGCCTCGGTACTGCCCCACACGGGGAAGCGGAAGACCTCGGAAAAGGTGCCTGCTGAACGACGAGCGCCCAAAGCCTCACCGGCGTCATACCAGCACTTCTCGCGCACGTTGTAGATGATCGCATCGGTGCATTCAGTGGCATCTCCTCGGGGGTAGAACCACCAGACCTCGCCCCAGCGCGGAACCTTGGTACACCATACTTTTTGCCGCTGGTTGTAATTTACGTTTTCAAAGAACCAGTTCATGTTCTGTGTGTTTGGAACCTCTTGGACAACACCGTTGTACATCAGGAAGCGATCCACACCAGCCCAATAAAAGATGCCGTCATACTCAATCACGCACTGGCTGGACATGATTGAAGACTGGCTGGTTATCAGGTCATACCGCCAGTAGAAGGTGGCACCGCCCACGGTTGTGGGGCTGTAGGACACCCTAACCACTGAATCTGTCGTCCAAAACAACCCGGCAGGGGAGGTGGTACCACCACGCAGTGGGAGGCCCTTGATCACCTTGCCGGTGGACACTGAGGTTTCGTTGGCGTCCGCCGCAGTCCAGTTGTTGAAGTCGCCTGCGGAACTGTTTTTGATCAACCCGTAATTACCATACACAAACAGGTACGGGTGCAACATCACCACCCCACCGGACACAGACACGTTGTTGTCAAAGGTCAGGGTCACGGTCGCGGATGCGGTGGCCGCTTGGCTCAAAACCGCCGTCCAAACGCTTGAAACGAGGGACGCCGACACCACGGTGGTGCCTGCCGGGATACCGGGCCCAGTCACCGCCACTCCAGGCCCGATGGCCAAAATGGTCGTTGCAAAGGTCACGCTGGTCGAGGTGTTCGTGGTGGTGCCAGATGCCGTAAAAACGCCCACAGCGGCCACTGTAGCCCCTCCAAACACCCCAAACAGGGGTCTGGTGTTGATGGTGCTGGTGATGTCGGTCAAATTCTGGCCAGGATGGGCAATTATTTGGTTTACCCCACCGCCCGTGGAGTCATATCCAATGTCAAACTGCCACAGGTTATCGGCGCTTGGGCTGTAGGTCGTCAGGGCGCTCACGGTGCCCACAAAGCCCGATCCGGTACCGCCAACGCTTGCGGCCAGCACGGTCAAGGTGTCGGTCAGGGCATACCCAAAGCCAGCGGTTGTGATGGTGACGGTGACGATCGCGTTCAAGGACACGACAACGGTCGCCAAGGCCCCCGTTCCAGTGCCGCCTTGAAGGGCTACGGCGGTGTAGGTTCCGTTGGTATACGAAGATCCCGCATTGGTGATTGCGACCGTCAGAATGGGGCCTGCCGGGAGGATGGGGGTCGGGCCAAACCCCACGCCATCATCGTTGTCAGTTGTCCACTGCTCCAACCCAGCGCTGTAGCCTGAAACCACATAGTTCAGGCCATTTTGGGATGACATGGTCATGCCACGGGATATGCCGGTGCCGTTCAGGAACATCCCACGGTACCCGCCCATCTTCCTGGGAAGCTTGTTTTGGAAGCGCACCCATGACCCGTTTACATAGGACGGAGCATTGAATAGAGTGCCATCCCTTTGGATGCCGGGAAGGACGGTTAACTGGACAACCTTTGCGGTCATTAAAACGCCCCGCCAAGGATGCCAGCAGGCACCAAAAGCCCGGTCGTTGTGAAGGTGGCCGCATTGACCCCTGCGACCGAAATACCAAACTGGTTGGATGATGGCAAATACAGGCCGGTTGTCGCATCCCCGAGGAACGATAGCGATGGGTTTGCGGCGGAGCCATTGCCAATGCTCAGTGCATTGATGAAGCTCGATGTTGAGGTTTGCGCGTTGTAGACGTTGGTGCCATCGCAAATGGCAATGATCGTTTGACCCTGGGGCAGGATCACAGTTGAAGCACCGCCCGTCCCCGTCTTGAAGGTCAGCGTGAATGCACCCGTGGTGTTGTTTTGCAAACTGTAGAGTTGCACCGTGGGAGGCAGGATCACATCACAGTTGGAGGTCAGGACACCCTGATACTCCTGAATGATGCTTGATGCCTCAGCAGAGGTCAATGTCACCGTCCCGCCAGTGACTGTTTTGGTCAATTGGGTGAAGAAAAACGTGGCCGACCTGCCGTAGGCGTAGCTGTAGTAGTTGGAGCCGTTGGAGCACAGTACAAAAGACTCGTCAATTTGAAGTTGTGCGCTGACATTTCCATCAATGGTGTTGGAGCCATTTGTGGCAATGTTCAGGATGCCGGTGCCATCGTTTTTGATGATCACATACCAGCCTGCGCCGACAGCCGATGCGGCTGGCAATGTCAAAGTGCCTGCGCCGCTTGACCACACATAGATTGATGCTCGGTCATCAGGCAAAAATGTGTAGTTAGAGTATGACAGCGTCACCGGCACACTGCTGTTCAGTGTGGTGTTGATTGCGGTTAAACCGAACCCTGCCAAGGTGGCGGCATTGGCCTGGGACACCCCGGCACCAAAGGTCACAGTCGCCCACACCCCGTTTTGAGTGGAGTTGTTGGTCAGGTAGATGTACTGAGCAACCCCAGATGCAATGTTCACCACGGTGGCCAGCGCAGGATTGGTCACCGTGAATGAATTGACGCCGGTGTTTCGGATCAACACCGACTGGCCGGTGGATACCTCAGTCGCCGAGGGCAGAACAAGCTTCAGGCTTGCCACGGTTGCGGTGACATCAATGATGTTGGCCACAACACTTGAGGTGTTTCCGTTCACCGGCCACTGCAAGGTAGTGTCGGTCGATATGGTCAAGCTCTCATAGCCCACCTGGGATGGGCTGATGGTCGCTCCGGTATAGGGATTTACATAGCTTGTCATGATTAAGAGTCCACAGCGATGGCTTGACGATCACCGACACGCGCCACGTCTTCGACCTTCAAAGAGGTGATGGCTTCGGTGTACTTCTGTTGGAAAACCTGCCGTGCGTCATTCTTCAGGAATGGCATGGCCTGGAGCAGTGTCCCGTACAGCATTGCATTGGGTGCGTTTTGGGTCAGCCAGTTGGTCTGGTTGGTTGAACTCAGGGGTGCAATGCGCTCATAGTAGAGCACCTCAAAGTTGTATGCCTGATCCGGGGTTGGCGCAACGTACCAATGCTCATAGTCGGTGTCGGCATAGTACTGCGGCAGGTCGGTTTGGGCTTCATTCGGCCAGAAGTTGCGCAGGTACTCATACTTGCGCAGGTACACGGGCTGGGTGCCGGTGCCGGTGTCGATGGTCATGGACACGGTCTTGCGCCAGCGTGCAGGCTTGGCAATCACCGGGTTGTTGGGGTTCATGGCCGCATTGGCCACTTGCAATTGACCCAGCGTCTTGATCTCTTGGGCGATCTCAAATTCGCACAGGGTGATAAAGGTTGGGATTGCGTCTACAACGGCGGAGTCTCTGCGCTCCAAATACTGAAGGACGGTGGAGGTCAGGCTGTCATAAGTCATCACCCAGGACGGAGTCATTTCATTCCTTTCGGTTCGGTGCAATTGTCACACCAGATGGTAAGTGCATCAAGTGCGCTCAACTCAGGAAAAGAGCACGCTCGTCAATGCGCCGGTTTTGCAGGCCCTTGAGGATTTTGCCCCCGGCCATGCAGTACCTCAGAAATTCCTCACCAGCGCCCGTTTTATCGCCCCGAAGCAACTTTTGACGAAGCGTCGAACGCTGGAGTGTTCCAAGACCGACATTAAAACTAAAACTAACAAGGCCATCAAACATGCCTTGTGTAAGGGGAACGGGGCAAAACTGAGCAACTCCACGCTCGAACCTTGCAAGATCAAACCTGAGAATCCCATCTACTTCATCCTTGGTGAATTGTCTGTTGTCTTCCGGGCGCAGGGGGAACCCATCCCGGTCTTCAATCTTTAACTTCCCCTGCTCGGGGTATAGCACATGGCCCACGCCCACAGTGTGAAGCCGTGCCGGGCATCTATATGGCCTGAATCGCACACCTTCATGATGTTTGATGAGTTCAATGGCTTTCAAGCTGGTTTGCATTTGTACGAATGTCCTGCTATAGTGTTGACACTATGAACCCAATAAAAGTTATTGAAAAAGGCGCTTCTTGGCTTGTTTACCAAGACGGAAGCATATGGAATGAAGCCAGAACCCGCACGACCAAGCGTGTCCGCAACGGTATTGAGCAGACTTTTACCAGCAATTATCCATCCGTCAAACTTTCCCCGTTTTTGAGCCGCAACGGGTATTTGGTGGTGTCTACATTGCAAGATGGCAAAAGGCCAAAAGTTTTTGTTCACCGCCTGATCGCAATGTGTTTTGTGCATGGATACAGGCCGCACCTTACCGTCAACCACATCAACGGCATCAAAACGGACAACAGGCCAGAAAATCTTGAGTGGGTTACTCTGGCGCAAAACACCAAACATGAATGGGAAACGGGCCTTGTTGATTTGCGTGGCGAAAAACAGCCCAATCACAAACTTACGCAAAGACAAGTGATTCATATCCGCAAAGCCCTGCGCCTTGGCGTTCCCGCCAACTCTTTGTCCATCATTGCCAATGTAAACCCATCCACCATCCACCTTATTGAAAAAGGCAAACGATGGGCCAGCATTGGTGAAGATGAATAAGCTCATTTCTTGGCAAACGCTTGACCGCCAAACCAAAACGACACGATGCAAGCCCAAATGATTTGCGTTTCGTCATCCCACAGGTGATTTAGCGCCACATCAAAAGCCACGTCTGTGTGCCAAGCATAGTAAAAACCAAAGATTTCAACAAACATAAACATCACAAACATTCCGTAAGTAATGACGCTACGGGTTGCCGCCCTCATGTTGATTACCCAGGTTGATGCACCTTGGCCTAACGCCACATCATGGGCGTACAGGGCTTGGCGTTCTTGCATGGCGGTCTGGGCATTGGTGACCTCGGCGTTAATCTGTATCTGCTCAGTTTGGATGTGTTCAATGCGTTCCTGTGCTTCTAGGCCAGCTTTTTTTAGGGTGAGTTCCCTTTCAGTCTGCATTGCCGCCAGCGCCAGTTCATGCTTTTTGTCGGCACGGTCTTGGATAAATTCAAGGATTTTGGGCAGACCGCCCATCAGGAAACTGATTAGGCTT